GAGAGAAATTTAGGAAGTTTACCCGGAGATGTAGATGAAAAGTTTCATCCTTTTATGATGCCTCTCCAAGATAAACTTACCGAACTCTTATCTAAAGATCAAATAAAAATGCTAATAGACGAAAAAATTATACAGTGCGCTCCAATTAACTATTTACGCGGGGCTAGTTGGGATAACAAGCTCATTATAGCTGATGAATCTCAAAACTTCACCAGAAAAGAATTAGTTACATTAGTTACGCGAATTGGTACAAATTCTAAATATTTTATATGCGGAGACCCCATGCAGTCTGACATTAATGGCAAAACAGGTTTTGCACCTGTAATGGAGACTTTTGACGATAATGAGTGTAAAGATAAAGGTATACATACTTTTCGATTCACACAAGAAGACATTTTAAGAAGTGAAATTTTAAAATTTATTGTGAATAGACTAGAAAATAACCCTGTAAAATAAATTATAAAAAATGGCTAGTATATTTTGTCCTCAATGTGGAGCTAAGAACAATTACAGCTTGAAGAAGCCCAACTTCTGCCAGAGCTGTGGTGAAACTTTTTCAGCTTTCGGTTTAACAAGTGATTCAAGCGCTGCACAAGGTAGCTATTCTACTGCTAACACGGCAATCCGAACAAACTCGGATGGTATTCCGGCGCTTTCAAAATTAGAGTATGACTTAGAGCTTCCAGAAAGCTCTAGTCAAACTTTTGAATCTCTAGTAAACAATCCTTTAAATCCTAATGAATTAAAGGACCGAAAGACCAAAAAAGGTAAACGATCAAAGATGTCTAAGGAAGATTACCTAAAAGAATCTCAAGCCAAATGCCGCAGTTCAAGAGGGGACTATCAAGACATTGGCGGCGGTGGGGAATAATAACAAACATAGCTACGAAGATAAATATGAGATAATAGATAACGAGATAAGAAAAAGATATTACAAGTGGCATTTGCATGCGTTAGCATGGCTAGATTTCGACGACGTATCTCAAATTATCCGTACTCATATTTATAAGAAATGGGACCAATGGGACCAGCTTCGACCTATTGAGCCTTGGGTAAATAAAATCATATCCAATCAACTCAAAAATATCTTACGTAATAATTATTCTAATTTTGCGAGGCCTTGCATAAGCTGCAAACATAACCAATCTAAAGAACAAGCTATAGGTCAAGTAGCCAATCTATGCTCTTTGACTAAAAGTGGTTTGCAGTCAGGAGAATGCGGTGATTATGCAAAGTGGGAAAAAACACGAAAGCAAGCATACGATATTAAAATCCCCGTCTCTTTAGAGACAAATCCTTTTGATAGGTATACCACTCCCCAAGATCATTATAATATAGACGGGGCTGTTAGTTCGATGCATTTACGCATGAGAGTGTACTTAAATGATCGTCATTATGTTATTTATAAAATGCTTTTCATTGATCATGTTGATGAAGAAACAGTAGCAAAAGTCTTAGGTTATAAAAGTAATGAGAAGGGCCGTAAAGCTGGCTACAAACAAATTAAAAATTTGAAAAACCTTTACAAGAAAGTGGCAAGAAAAATTTGCGATGAAACCGATATATTTTTTGAATGAAAGACTACGTACTAACTAAGGAAGAAAAAGAGCACAGCCTTCAATTATTTGAAGAGCTTGATGGCGATCTAAGTGGCGCTACCAAAAAATTATTTAACGATGATAACGAAAAGGGTAGTACGGTGCGCGGGCGTGCCCTAAGAAAATATTGGGTGGAGAAAGGGCTCAGTTATCGGACTAAAGTAAAAAAAAGAGTTGTTAAACACTTCCTCACTGATGACGAAAAATCTTTTGTCAAGCAGCATTACTGCGCCGAAATGACCAAGAAAGAAATTGGTCAATTATTATGGCCTAAAGAAGCGGAGCATAAAGGTTTTACAGAAAGCGATAAGTTCATTGCGTTGTGTGAATATATAAGCGCAGAGTTTCCTTCAGTCGTTAATTTACGAGATGATGCAGCTGGAGAAAAATACACCCCTCCTCAAATTGTATCTACGGCTGTTAAAAAATTAAATAAAGTGGCATCTACAGAATTGGAAGTAGGAAAATTAAATTTGCAAGATCGCAAGTGCATCGAAAGGATGATTACGTATATAAATGGGCCTCGTTTTTTGCAGGTAATTAATTCTTATCTCACCAAGCAAAGTCGAGAACTTTTTGAAGCGGAATATATAAGGAGCACATGGGATAAGCCCGATTTAACATCTGATGAATTAAATTTATACGTTAACGTATGTATGGACTATGTAAATCTTAAAGAAATAGAATTACAAAAACAAAAATTAAATTTAATGTTTGACGATACAGAAGGGCAAAACGATTTAACGATGCGCTTAACTGAAATGCTTAAAACTAAAGCTGAAGAATATAATCAATGTATTAACCGTATTGATAAGATGCTCGCTAAACTAAATGGAGAGAGGGCAAAAAGAGTTGCTAACCAACAACAACGAAATGCATCTATAATTTCTTTAGTGCAGCTTTTTCAAGACGAAGAGGAAAGAAAACTGATGATTATGATGGCTGATATGCAAAAGAAAACCGTTAGAAAAGAAGCAGACTCTTTGGAAAAAATGTCAGATTGGAAAGCTCGAGTATTAGGTATTAGTAAACAGGACGCAATCTAATGGAAAGAGTTGTAGCTAAAATTTTTCCGTGCGCAGAGTGTAAAAAAGAATTTTCGAGCAGGGCATCATTACATAAGCACCTGAAGCAGCATGGTTTAAATTTAGCCTCTTATTATACTAAATATTTTCCTCGGATAAATAAACTCACAGGAGACCCCCTACCTTTTAAAAGATTTGAAGAATACTTTGGAAGAGATTTTTCTACCAAACAACAGCTTTTAAAATGGTGTCAAAATACCCCGAAAGAAGAAGTAAAAGAATATGCCCTTGCGCTTCTTGAAAAAAGACATCTAAAAAAACAGAGGCAATATGGGCCTTTTCATTTGGAGACTAAAAATTCTTTTATGCCCCCTATCGCTCTTTATCGTGAACTTTTTGGAAGTTATAATGCGGCTTGCGAAGCCATAGGATGTGAACCACTCTATCATAAAAATTTACCTAAAGATTTTTTTAGTAGAGAGATGCCTCAAGACCTCACAATTGCGATAGACACTCGAGAACAAAAACCTTTAAAATTTGAAAGCTGTGAAAATGAGATTTTAAAATTAGACATTGGAGATTATACGGCCCTCGGAGACTATTATGATTATACTTTTGTAGATCGGAAATCTGGCAATGATTTGCAAGGCACCGTAGGGAAACATAACATCGACAGGTTTAAAAGGGAAATAGAGAGGGCAATTGAAATAGGAGCATATCTATTTGTAGTAATAGAATCTAGTGTGGAAAAAATAATTAAAGAGAATAAAATTTTTAATAGAAAAGCTAATATAGATTATACTTTAAGGCAAATTAAAGATATATCCCATACTTATCCCCGCTCCTGTCAATTTATTTTTGCAGAAAATCGGGAAGGGGCAGCTAGACTAATTCCTCGGATTTTAATGGCAGGTAAAAAAATTTGGAATACTGATATGCAATATTTTTTAGATAAAGAATGAGTTGGACAGAAGGACATCAACAAAGGCGTTGCCCTAAACTGAGGGATAACGAAGAGTTATTAAAGTTAGAAGGCTTTCTAGACGAGAGGGAAGCCAAACTTGCTTTGTATGAATTTTTAAGAAATAACACCACTTTTGCTGCTGATTTAATTCTGGGAGTGAAGCTATTTCCTTTTCAACACATGGCTATCAAATCCATGTTTGAGACCGATTATTTTTTAGGGGTATGGAGTCGTGGAATGTCCAAATCTTTCACTACAGGTATTTTTGCTGCGTTAGACGCCGTCTTAAATCAAGGAGTAGAGATAGGGATTCTTTCTAAATCTTTTCGGCAAGCTAAAATGATTTTTAAAAAGATCGAGGACATTGCTAATAAACCTGAAGCTGGTTTTTTTCGACAATGTATTACTAAAACTTCTAAAAGTAATGATGAGTGGCTAATGGAAATTGGATCGAGTAGGATTCGCGCTTTACCTTTAGGTGACGGCGAAAAGCTTCGTGGCTTCCGCTTTCATAGGATTATTATTGATGAATTTTTATTAATGCCTGAAAGAATTTATAATGAGGTTATAGTTCCCTTTTTGTCTGTGGTG